GAGTTGGACAAACATAAGACCAGAAGTGATGCTGTTGGACAACAAGCTCGTCAGATAATTCGTATTTTAGATGAATTGCGTGAAAAAGGAGATCTGACTAAAGGTGTCAAGATAAGAGATGGTCAAGGCAAACTTAGTACTGCTGTATTGAATCAAGACACTATTGAAAGCGTCTGTGGTCTGCTGGATTTAACAGTGCCCGACAACCAAATAATTGCGGTTGCTCTACAGACTCAGAATGAGAACCCAAAAAGAAAAGTCGTACTAGTTTCTCGTGATATCATGATGAGAGTAGCAGGTGCGGCTCTTAACTTAAAGACAGAGTCTTATGATGCTGAGTCGGTAATATCTGATAGCAGCGAACTGTATTCAGGTTTTCAAGATGTATTAGTGGATGATGAATTTATTGATCTCTTTTTCAAATCATCAGAGATGTATCTAGATCCAGAACAGAGTGCGAAACTGGTTCCAAACCAATTCGTAATGCTTATCTCTAGCAGCTCAGATAAAAAAACTGCTCTCGCTCGATATATTGATGAAGAAGAACCATTGCATAAAGTATATGATAATAAGCGAGCAGAGGTGTTCGGTGTAACTCCAAGAAATAGAGAGCAGACGTTCGCAATGGATCTGTTACTAGATGATGAAGTACCTATTGTTACGCTGGTCGGAAAAGCAGGAAGTGGTAAGACATTGCTCGCGATCGCAGCAGGACTGCATCAAGTTCTTGAAGCAAATCCAAAAGATAAAGATGCGTACAAAAAACTCATTGTAAGCCGCCCTGTACAACCTATGGGAAAGGATATCGGGTTTCTACCTGGTACGATGGAAGAGAAGATGATGCCTTGGCTAGCTCCTATCTCAGACAACCTAGAAAATCTATTAGGTGGAAAAGAAGCGTTTCAAAACTTCCTTGATAAAGGTATCATCGAGATGGAGGCTTTGACATATATCAGAGGGCGCAGTATCGAGAACGCTGTCATGATCATAGACGAAGCGCAGAACTTGAGTGCGCACGAAATGAAGACTATTGTGACTCGCGTCGGTGAAAACACAAAGATCATCTTTACTGGCGATGTGGAGCAGATAGATAATAGCTATGTCAACGACACCAGCAACGGTCTCGCTTATGCAGTCGAAAAATTCAAGACTACAACACTTGCAGGGCATGTTAGTTTGCAACACGGTGAACGTTCTAAAGTAGCTACTCTGGGTGCTAAGATTCTATGAAAAAGATGAGCTTGAAGGAATTTGTCGAAAAGGCAAGAGCTGTACAGTGTGTGGAGTATGATTATTCGCTTGTAAGATATATGAATAATTATACTCCTGTGCAGATCACATGCAAGAAGCACGGCATCTTCCTTCAAGCCCCTAAAGAGCATCTCAAGGGAAGCCAATGCCCCTCATGTTCAGACAGGAAAAGTAGTAAATCTATATTTGTTGCTAAGGCGATGGTTGTTCACGGTAAAAATTACTTTTATGACAAGGTAAAATATAAGAACAACAAAACTGCAGTTGAGATAAAGTGCCTTCAATGTGGAATATATTTTATCCAAACACCTCAGCATCACCTTCGTGGCTCAGGATGTTCAGCTTGTAGTAAGGTTAAACCTTATAATAACGTTACCTTTGCCACCGCAGCAGGTATGAATCACAACAACAAATATAACTATAAAAATGTTGTATATAAAAACAACAAAACTGAGGTTGAGATCTTATGTAAGGAACATGGGACCTTTAAACAGCGACCAGATGCACACCTGAGAGGCGTTGGATGTCCGAAATGTAAAAGAAGGGTTTCAGGTAAGGAGACAACTTGGCTTGATGCTCTGGGAATAGATGAAAGGCAAAAGAGGATAAGTCTGATGGATGGTACTTATATCTTTGCTGATGGATTTAAAGGCAACACAATTTATGAGTTTCTTGGTGACTTCTGGCATGGAAACCTCGATAGGTATAATGGGAGCGACATTAATCGTGTTTGCAAAAAGACTATGGACCAGCTTAACTGTAAGACCTTCAAGAGGTTAGAGAAGATAGTAGCTAGTGGATTTAACGTGTTTTATATTTGGGAATCGATTTATGATTCCAATAACAAGGAAGGAAAATGAGTGAAGAAGAAAAAGGAGAAAAGACCGGACTACAGGAGTTGTTTTTAGACTATGTCGGAAATAGCCTTAAGCTGGATCCAGAAACATCCCCGGAGATTTCAGTGGATATGATTGTAGATGTTTTGGCGGCAGAGTTCCCTGACTTAGTTATGGCTCTTGCATCGGAGAACTTTTTACGAGGATATTCACAGGCACTACAGGATATGGAAGATCTGCAAGAAAAAGAATCGCAATTACCAAATGAAGATAAAAAGATCGAATTGAAGGTGACAGAATGATTTTTAAAGAAGGTCGAATGTCCTCTAAAGGTGACTTTACGATATTTAAAAACACGAAAGTACTTGTGAGTACGCCCTTGCCGGATAATATCGACCTGGGGCGTATTCTTAGTAGGTTGGAAACTGAGATTCCATGGCATTTTTGCGAAGATTTAGATGTCATTTATATAGGGATATTCGACTTTCTGATCGATAGAGAACTAAACGCGCTCTATCAAGATGGGGCAGTTTATGTCTCGTCTGTCCAGGATGATGAAGAAGATTTGTATGATGATTTGGCGCACGAGATCGCGCATTGTGTGGAAGAAAGTTATACCGAAAGTGTGTATGGCGATGATACAATTGAAAGTGAGTTTCTTGTAAAGAGAAAGCAGCTGTTTAATATTCTGAAAAGTGAGGGCTTGGCGTCTAGTATCGAGCCTTTTATGGAGCCACGTTACAATAAAAGCTTTGACGAGTATCTTTATATTGAAGTTGGCTACCCTGTATTGATGGGGCTGACTAAGGGGCTATTTGTGTCTCCATATGGAGCGACATCATTGAGAGAGTATTTCGCAAACTGTTTCGAAGAGATTTATGCAAAAAAGAATGCACAACATGTCAAAAAGCTAAGTCCGACTGTGTACAAGAAAATCCTCAGCATGACAGAAGACTATTAGGAGAAAACAAATGAACGAATTGGAAATCAAAAAAGTAAAAGTAGAATCAGAAGTAGTGCGTGTTAATGTACGCTTTAGACCTCGCAAGGGTCTAGAAAAGAGACGTCGATTCTACACCAGTAACGCCCTTGCACTTATTAAAGAAGAATATCCAAAGTTGGAGATTGGTATGTTTCTAAAGGTATGTACAGCTAGGAACTACGATAAAGATCATCTAGAGGGCGAATGGATTTTCGAGTTGAAAAAAAAGAAGCTTTTTAAAAAGAAGAAGGAAGTATCACGTTCACAGCCCAAGCTAGAAGAGCTTTTGGCTATCGAGCCCGACAGTGAGGTGGGGGATGACTGAGGGAGCAATAGAACACTACTCCTTCTCCTCTTATAAGGAATTCAACACTTGTGGTCATTACTTTCTAAAGAATAGGATAGAAAAAGTAGTTCCACGAGACGCTACAATACATACCGAATTCGGTCAAGCCATGCACAAGACATTGGAAATGGCTGTACCTTTAGAAGTGTCTCCTTCTGATGAAGAACTAGTAAAGGCTTTTAATGAGAACTTTGACGAGTTTCTACCAAATATAACTGGCGAAATGCCCTCCAAAGAGGATATCGAAGAGTTCAGGAAACAGGGCGAGGAGTTGTGTGTTCTGGCTATACCAACCTTGAAAGCTAAGTTCGGGACCTTTGAAGTAGTAAAGGCAGAAGAAGAAATATTTGAGAGTATAGACTTTTATAAAGGTGGCATCAACAACTTTAAAGGCTTTATCGACCTCATCTTGAAGACTGCAGATGGAAAATACATTATTCTTGACTGGAAAACAACAAGTTGGGGATGGAAGCTTAAGAAGAAAGCAGATCCGATGTATACATATCAATTAACTTTTTACAAGTATTTCTTTGCAAAGAAGTACAATATAGATGTTGATTTGATTGAGACATATTTTGGCTTCCTAAAACGAACCACAAAGAGAGATAGAGCCGAGCTTTTCAGGGTCACAAGTGGTCCAAGAAAAACAAACAATGCGCTTATACAACTAACGAACACTATGCGGAATGTAGACAGCAAGAGGTTTATCAAAAACAGACTTTCGTGCACTTACTGTAAATTATACAAAACCGAGCATTGTCGATAATAGTGATAATCAATAAAGAGAAGAGCGTCGTGCTAATAACACGACGTTTTTTGCATATGTAGACAAAAAAGAGTTAAATATTAGAAAGAAATAAGGTATACTGCAAGGGAATGCGAGAGTGGTGAATATACACCATTTAAAAGGAGACAGGCAAAATGACCTTGAAGAAAATGAAAATATTGACAATAAGTGATCACCCTCTGTCTACTTCTGGTGTTGGCACCCAAACGAAATATATGATAGAATACCTGCTTAAGACGGGCAAATATGAGTTCGTCTCACTTGCAGGAGCGGTAAAACATCAAGATTACAGACCTCAGAAGACTGACGAATGGCAAGATGATTGGTTGATATACCCAGTTGATGGTTACGGCAACCAAGATGTCTTGAGAAGTGTAGTACAAAACCACAAACCAGATGCAATTTGGTTTATGACAGACCCGAGGTTTTATGATTGGTTGTGGGATATGGAAGATGAACTTAGAGCAAATGTTCCGCTGATATATCATCATGTTTGGGACAATTATCCGTACCCAACTTTCAATAAGACGAAGTACGACAGCAATGACGTAATTGTGTCTATTTCGAAAGTCACTCATGATATCGTAAACACTGTGTCCCCTGACGTGGTTAGCGAATACCTTCCACACTCAGTAGATATGGATACTTTCAAGAGATTGCATGATGTCAAAAAGGCAGATTTCCGCAGCAAGGTATTTCCAGACGACAAAGAAAATAAGTTTTTGTTTTTTTGGAACTCACGAAACGCTAGGAGAAAGCAGACAGGTTCATTAGTATGGTGGTTTAAAGACTTTTTGGACAAAGTTGGTCACGACAAAGCAAGGCTTCTTATGCATACAGATCCAAAAGATATACACGGACCAGACCTGGAAGCGTTGATTGCGGAGCTGGGCATGATTAATGGAGAAGTAATGTTTTCGACAAACAAACTGCCTCCCAATGAATTGGCAATGATGTACAATATCGCTGACTGTACTTTGTGTGTTTCCGATGCAGAAGGTTTCGGTCTATCAACACTTGAATCATTGGCTTGCGAAACCCCTATTATTGTAACAATGACCGGTGGTCTACAAGAACAAGTGACTGATGGCGAAGAATGGTTTGGTGTAGGTATAGAGCCATGCGCAAAGGCGATAATTGGCAGTCAAGAGGTCCCCTTCATTTACGAAGATAGAGTCTCAAAGGAAGCATTCATAGCTGCACTAGAGACAATGTACAACCTAACCCCAGCAGAACGAGAAGAATTGGGCGCAAGAGGTCGAGCACACTTGACAAAGAATTACAACCCAGAAGTATTGATGAAGAAATGGGAAGAAGTTTTCGAGAATGTTCGAGAAAAGTTTGGCTCTTGGGAAAATAGAAAAGGTTATAAAGCTTGGGAGTGCAAAGAACTGTGAAGGGTGCCATATATCAAATAGTGAATATCGTAACCGGAAAGGCTTATATTGGTTCTTCTGTATCAATAAAAATGAGGTGGAAACGACATAAGAGAAGCCTGGAGTTAAATCAACACCATTCAGTTCTTTTGCAGAGATCGTGGAACAAGTACGGAAAAGAGAACTTCAGGTTTCAGATAATAGAAGAATGTGTAGCTACTGAATTGCTTGATGTCGAACAGGGATATTTGGATTGGTCTTTTGGAAATAACGTGTCCTTGAACGTCCTCAGGGTCGCAGGCAGGACTACGGGGTATAAGCATGACGAAGACACCAGAAGGAAGATGAGCAAGATTCAGAAGGAATATTGGAAGAACAATCCTGAAAAAATAAAGAGAGGAGAATCACACCATAACTATGGAAAGGAAACCGCTGAACACATCAAGGAAGTAATAAGTAAAACGCACGCTGGAAAGAATAACTATAATTACGGAAAAGAGTATAATAAGGAAGAACGAGAAAATCTGAAAAGCAAGTTGGCTGGCGAGAATAGTCCTTGTTCGAAATTGACATGGCTGCAAGTGAGAGAGATGAGGGAAGAATACCCTAAAGGTGGCACAACACATGCTCAGCTCGCCAAACGTTACGGAGTATCAACGCCAACGATACAATGCGTGTTAGAAAACAAAACGTGGAAAAGTGATGAGTATGATTACAAGCCGCACAACTTACAAAACTCAGGAGAAAATTCAAACGCTAAACTAGTATGGGGTGATATTGAGAAAATAAGAGAGAGGTATCGTGGCGGCGATAAATGCTCAGAGATCGCAAAGGATTATAATATGAAATATAGTGCAATAAGGAAAATTGTCACCAACAAAACATGGAGGTATAGATGTTAAAAAAACTATTGATTCGAGGACCAGCACTATCACAATCAGGCTATGGGGAACAATGCCGCTTCGCGATAAACGCCATAAGGGCACATGAAGGTCGATTTGAAATCTTTTTGGAGAATATTGGGTGGGGAAGAACAGGATGGATTGGTGTAGATCATGAAGACCGAGTGTTTATCGATCACCTACTTGGAAAGACACATGTTTATAAAGAACATGGGGGTACTTTTGATATATCACTACAAGTTACAATCCCTAATGAGTTTCAGAAACTTGCGCCAATTAATATCGGGTATACTGCTGGAATAGAAACCACAAAGATTGCTCCACAGTGGATTGAAAAAACGAGCATCATGGATAAAGTCATAGTAGTATCAGAGCATGCTAAATATGGCTTCGAGAACACATCTTATACCGGCACGATAGAAGGCACAGGCGAAAAGGTTGCTGTCAAGAATCAGATACCAGTTGAGGTTGTAAATTATTGCACAAGAGACGTCACAGCCGGTACACTGGGTATAGAGTTGCCTGCATCTTTTAACTTCCTTTCAGTCGCACAGTGGGGTACTAGAAAGAACCTTCCAGCAACGATAATAAGCTTTCTTGAAGAATTCAGCGAAGAAGACGTTGGCTTGGTTCTAAAAATGTCGACAGTGAAGAATAATGTTTCTGATCGTGCACTTTGTGAAGCAAGACTTAGCAGTCTATTGGCTAGCTTTCCTAATAGAAAGTGCAGGGTGCATTTGTTGCATGGTAATATGACAGATGCTGAAATGGCAGCCCTTTATACTCATCCAAAAATTAAAGCTATTATTTCAACCTCTCATGGAGAAGGATACGGTTTACCTCTCTTCGAAGCCGCACAAAACGGATTACCTATTATTGCTCCAAATTGGTCCGGACAAACTGACTTCTTATATGCCCCAAAGAAAGATAAGAAGAGTGGTAAGGTTCAAAATAAACCACACTTTACTAAATTGGATTACGAACTGAAGCCAGTACAGAAAGAAGCAGTTTGGGATGGAGTAATAATGGCTGATTCTATGTGGTGTTATGTGAAGAAATATAGTGTCAAAGACAGCCTTAGGAGCGTGTATAAGAATTACGGTCCAGTTCTTTCAACAGCAAAAAAGCTGCAGTCACACGTGTTGAAGACTTTTACACCAGAAAAGATCTATAAGCAATTTGCTGACGCAGTGCATGTACCTGATGAAAAACAAGAAGAATGGTCAAAGCAGGTTGGTGAAGTAAGTGAAGAGTAATAAAGATATTGGCTTCATAGCAGACTTCTTTAGAAGTGATATTCTCGGAGGTGCAGAATCAAATAACGCTGTGTTGATCAGTTATTTGGAAAGTAAAGGGTATATTGTTGAAAAAATCAAAAGCACTACTGCTAAGTTAAAGAAAGGTGGGTTCTATATAGTTGCTAATTTTATTGGACTCAGTGAGCAGAACAAAAAGTTCCTGCAAGATAATTGTACTTATATTATTAGCGAACACGATTTTAAGTATCTAAAGTCTCGCAATCCATCGAACTATATAAATTTCATTGCTCCAAAGGAAGAAATTGTCAATGAAGAGTTCTATAGAACTGCAAAAGAAGTAGTGGTACTTAGTGCTATCTGTAAAGATATAATAGAATGTACATTAGGATTGTGTAATGTGCGCTCTATTGGAACTAGCCTTTGGTCCGATGCAAAGTTCGAGTATTTAGAGAAAGCGCTGGAAAACAAAAAGGTTCATGATTATGCTATAGTAGATTCGAGCAATACGATAAAAGGTAGGGCGCAATCTATAAAGTGGTGTAAAGATAATGGCAAAGATTTTAAACTGATTAGTAGCTCAAACGAACAAGAATTTCTTGAGCAACTTTCAAGAACAAAAAAGCTGGTGTTCATGCCTCAGGTGCTGGAGACATTTAGTCGGCTAGCGGCAGAAGCTAAGATGTTGGAGTGTAAGCTTGTAACTAAGAAGAGTCTGTTGGGTTTTGCTTCAGAAGCATGCTATGACGTATCTGGTCTGGCGTTACAAAGAGAGATGAAGATGAGGGTGCACATAGCCTTAAGAACTTTTGAAGAATTAATTATTGGGAGCAAAAAATGAATCCATACGTTGTTGTAACAGGTGCAGACGAATTTGTAGGCGGATGTTTGATTGAACACCTGAAACGTCATAAAACATCGGTTGTGGGCATCGTAGGACCTACTGTGAATGAAGAGCTTGTGGTTGGAGCGTCAGCAGTATTCCATATGTCTAGTCCACAAGTCGCAGATCCAGAAATAGACCTGCGAGAAATGATGCATCACACCTTTAGCAACAGTAAAGCGTTGTTTGATTTATGTCAAAAGAGCTTGACGCCTTTCTTTTATACCACTTCTGCAGTGGTATATGGCGATAAAAAGAATAATATAGAAAAGCCAGAATTTGAAAACCCACTGACTCCCTATGCACGCGCTAAGCTTTTGTTTGACACTTATGTACGATGCTTTCTTGATGTAAGCGAGAGTCAAATAGTTGGAGTCAGACTTTTCAATGTTTATGGTCCTGGGGAACAAAAGCTCGATAAGCCGTCATTGATTCATAAGTTCTACAAGCAAGCCAAGGAAGATAAGGTTGTACGCCCTTTTAGCGGAAGCCAGGCAGTGTTTCGAGATTATATTTATATTGACGATGTTATAGAAGTAATTGCGCACTTGTATTCGAAAAAATCACCATCTGGTATCTATAATTGTGGCACTGGAACATGTGTTACATCAAACGAAATTATTAGAAACCTTAAGAGATATATGATATTCAAAGAAGAGGTTATCAACTTCCCGGAAGAACTGAAGGCGACATACCAAAAATATACAAGAGCTGTCGATTCGAGATTGCTACAGACCGGTTATGCTAGGGAATTCGTTAACTTGTCTGAAGGTATGGACAAATACATATCTTATTTAAAAAAAGCTGAAAAAGATATATAAAGTGTGGTAAGATACTCCTGTAACGGGGGCATTTTTATGTATAGAAAAAAAGTAGCTTTTATTGGTAAGTTTTCCAACTTATATGATGAAGAAGGGAAAGCAAGAGCATTAGAGAGCATCGGTGTTGCTGTAGAGAGATTCGATGAGCTGTCCTTCAATAAGGTTACTGGCAACGACACTTCAACTCTTCTATCGGGCGCGCCTAGCGTGGTCTTTTATACAAAATTACGCATATCATATGCTCAACAGCTCATTGATGAGTGTAGGGAGAGAAATATAAAGACTGTGTGCTGGATGCCTGATTTGTATTTCGGCTTACAACGAGAAGCAGAAGTGATGGCTAGGACTCCAATGTTTCAAGCTGATTACGTCTTAACGCCCGACGGTGGCAACCAAGCAAGATTCGAAGCTTTTGGTGTAAATCACTTTTTAGTACGTCAAGCTATAGATGAAAAGTCTTGTGAATATCTAAGCAAAGAGCCAAAAGAACATGATTTATTGTTTGTCGGAACGCTTGGTGCTGAGCATGGCTCACCTCGGAGAAGATTACTGGAACACCTTACTGAAAAGTATAAAGGTTTTCATTGGGTTGGAAAGCGGGGTCCGAACGAAATAAGGAACAAGGAATTGACTCAATTAATTTCATCTTCAAAGATAGTAATAGGAGACTGCGTATATTCAGAAAACTATTGGTCGAACCGATTATACGAAATGATTGGTCGCGGCGGCTTCTTGTTACACCCATATATTCCTGGCTTAGAGAAGGAATTGACTAGTGGTGAGCATTTTGTTTCATTTGAGTATGGAAACATGAAAGATTTAGATGAAAAGATAGAAAAATACTTGGAGGATCCGAAGGCTAGAGAAGAAATATCTCGCAAGGGTAATGCCTTTGTTAAAGAAAATCATACATTGACTGATAGAGCGGTACAAGTAATGGGGATTATATCATGAGTAGACCAGTGGACAAGATAGAGTTTTGGAAAGAACGTATGAGTGGATTAGAAGATGACAATATGCACATGAGTGTATATAGATGTGATCCTACCCTTTGGAGAAAGATAGAAGAAAGGCACGTTAGCATCCTAAAGAGTATTGTAAAGCCTTCGGATAAAGTGCTAGACGCAGCCTGTGGCTACGGTCGTATGGCAGAACACTTCGACAATTATTTGGGTATTGATTTTTCACCGGATTTTATTAACAAAGCAAAAGAGATGCACCCAAATAGCTCTTTTGCTGTCGAGAATTTGAAAGCGCTACCTTATGATGATGATTATTTTGATTGTGCCTTTGGTGTTTCTATAAAAGAAATGATTAAGAGAGAACTTGGTGTCGAAGAGTGGGTACCGATGGAAGCAGAACTTAAGAGAGTTGCAAAAAAAGTTGTATTTTTAGAATACTCTGATGGGAACAACAATCACCTTGTTGAGGGAGTGGAGGTTATAGAAGCATGAAGATTGCTATTATAAAACCAAATTCAGTAAACCTAGATCCATGGATACCAGAGTTAAAAAAACGCGGTCATGAAGTGTTTGTGAATAGTGTGAATAACGGCGATGTAGATTTCATGATTGGAGCTAGCATTTCCGTGATGAGCCTTATCAATAGGTTTCATAGAACGCACCCTAATGTCCCAATGATTAACTATAATTGGGATGTGTATGAGTGGGTTTGGACCCACCCTCGTGGAGCGAATTACGACTGGAAAGCATATGGTGAACTCTTGAAGAAAAGCTTGGAGGTGTGGTGTCCATCGGAATCAGTAGTTATGCGAAATAAGGAATGGTACAACATATCAGAAGACAAAAGCTTTATTATGAAGACTTTTGTGAGGTTATTTGATAGCGATACGGTTGAAGATCGTAGGTTTGTATTGAATCCTCTGCGTCAAATACCGGACAGAAACCATGGTTGGTTTGAGAAAGCTTGCGCCGAACTTAACATTCCGTACAGTTCACCAAATCACAAACTTACTGAGGAGCAATTCAAAGAACAAGTATCTAGTTGCTCTTTCATGGTGTGTCCTTGGTATGAAGCTTCTACTGGTGGATTGACGTTAATAGAAGGTTATGCTCTTGGTAAGCCAGTGTTGATTAGTGAGTCACCTTATATGGGCGCTCGTGACTATTTTGGCGATAAAGCTTTCTATTTTAAGGAGGGTGATTATGCGGACTTCAAGAAATGTATTAAAGAGATGTGGGAAAATACACCAAAGCTAGACAGGAAGGAGTGTAAAGAATTTGTACAACAATACACAATAGAAAGTATGATTGACATTATGGAAGGTAGACTATTGGAGCTTATCAAATGAGAGTCTATATCGCGACTGCTAGACATGTTGGCATAAGATGTAGGAAGATTGCCAATGAAAAGATTAAGGGTATGGACGGATTTACTATTGTTGATGACTTGGACGAGTGCGATATTCTAATTTCAGTGTTATATGATAAGCTTCTAAAGGCAGACTTTCTAGAGAACAGAGCGTGCTATAATTTCCATCCAGGTATTTTACCGGAATATAGAGGAGCTGGCACTTTTAGTTGGTCGATCATAAACCAAGAAACTGAAGCCGGAATCACTTTGCATATCATAAACGAGGGTATAGATGATGGCGCAGTTATTGATATAACAAGATTTCCTATAAGTGAAGGCGATACAGCTGTTAGTTTGTTTGATAGAGGCGAGGAAATAATCTTGAAGATGTTTGAAGAGTGGTTTGAAAGATTGTTGACTGGTGATTTTTCCGCCACAGCACAGGATGAGAGTAAAGCGAAGATTTATTACAGGCGTGACCTACAGAAAGCAAAAGATTTGACAAGATTTGTCCGTGCTTTCCACTTTCCTGAAAAAGAATCAGCATTCTATCTAGACGATAAACAAAAGAAAAGATACATTGAATACAAGGGAGTTAACGATGAAACTTGAGATAAAAGAGTACTTTGAGGCTATCAAAAATAAGACGACTATTGAGCCTAAGATATTGTTCGAGGCTGGCTCTAAGACAGGAGAGGACGCTTATTTGTTGGCTACAAATGCTGGGGTACCTGCAGAAGGCGTCTATGTCATGGAGCCTCACGTCACGATGTATGAGAACATTGTTAGAGACTATCCTTTCTATAAGGTTTTCAATTTAGCTTTGTATAATGAGGAAAAAGATTTGAACTTCCATGCAGCTAACGATCTAGAAGACGGTCGTTCATCGCTGATGGAAAGAGATATTTACAACAAAGGCTTCACTTCTTGTACAGTGCAAGCACGCCGTATGGACTCTTTTATGGAGGAGCACAATATCGACAGTATTGATATGTTTAAGCTCGACGTAGAAGGAGCATCTTATGAAGTGCTGGAAGGGTTTGGAGCTAGAATAGACGACCTTAAGTCAGTTCAGATTGAGGCGGAATATGGTGAGGTGTGGGAAAAGCAAAAGACGTGGGGAGCGATTGTCGACTTTATGACAGAAAATGGATTCAAGATGATTTGGGAAAACAATCTTATTAATATTCAAGTAGACTCAGTTTGGGTTCGTAAGGAATACCTAAGATGAAAGTAGGATCGATTGTGCTATCTACACATCAAGGCTTAGGAGTATTAGCTAGGAGCTTTTATGATGGTGGGATATTGGATGAAGTATTGGTAAAGCGCTCGTCAAGGTTTGAAAACCACCCAGAATGGTTTGGTGATGCACCACTAGTTGGCGACTCTAATGATTTTGCTAGTAATTTTTCTGCCGAAGATATACCAACAGTGTTGTCGTTTCTTGAGAAAATCGATGTATTGTTGTTGTTTGAGCTTCCATTTGTGTCGCAACTAGTTGATTTAGCTAGAGAAAGAGGCATAAAGGTTGCGATGATGCCGATGTATGAATGCACACCTTATCCTACGTTTGCAGACCTATACATATGTCCATCTGTTTTAGATGAAGATTATTACAAACAAATGTACCCTGAAGCTAATGTTGTGCAGATAAATGTACCAGTTGATATCCCATGGCGTCTAAGGAAGACCGTAAAAACCTTTGTGCATAATGCTGGTAATGGTGGGACATATGGAAGAAATGGTACTGCAGAACTGCTGCATGCTATGAAGCATGTCAAATCCCCGATTGAGTTGATCCTGAGAACGCAAAAGGACTCTTTTAAAACAGATGATCCTCGTATTGAATTAATAACAGACACTGTTGGTTATGAAGAATTATGGAACAGAGGCGACGCTTTTATATTTCCAGAAAAGTTCAATGGGTTGTCTTTACCCTTACAAGAAGCACACGCATGTGGTATGTTAGTGGTTACAGGAGCACGTAGACCAAATAATATTTGGTTGCCCAAAGAACCGCTGATACCGGTACACTCTGTGAGTACTACCAGAATCGTGAATGTTAACTTTGAGATGTCTGAATTTGACCCAAAGGTAATAGCAGAGAAAATTGATTACTGGTACGGAAGAGACATAGAGAATTTCTCATTAGCTGGGAAGAAATGGGCAGAAGAAAATTCATGGGATAGCTTAAGAGCAGTTTATCTCGAAGCACTAAGGAGTATAAAATGACGAGAAATGATAACATTAGAAACAAAAAGGTATGTGTAATAGGAGGAGCAGGTTTTCTTGGTTCACATTTAGTTAACCACTTAATTGACGATAGGGGCTGTAAGGTTCTTGTGTTGGACAACTTAATCACTGGTATGAAAAAGTATATCCATGATGACGCTACTTTCAAGTGGTTCGATATTCGTGATAGTGAACAAGAGCTTGCAAAAGTATTTCGAGACAATGAAATTGAATATGTGTTCAATTACGCAGCTGAGCCTTACATACCAGAATGTTTTGAGCGACCAATGCACTTCTTTGACATTAATGCAACGTCGGTACTGCGTGTCTTGACTGCTTGTCAGTTAGCTAATGTTTCTGGTCTTTTGCAAGTTTCATCTGCAGAAATTTATGGAGATATGGTCGGGAAGATTACCGAAAGCGATCCTGTTGTACCTCATTCGACATATGGAGTGTCGAAGATGGCTGCAGATGGTTTAGTGCAGGTTCGTTGGCGAGAAGCAAAAGTACCTGCGATTGCGATGCGACAATTCAATTGCGTTGGAGAGCGAGAAACACACGAATATGTGATTCCAGAAATAATCCAACAGTTAGCAAGAGGACCAATTGTGAAGCTTGGTAACAACTCTTTTCGTGACTTTCAGTATGCTGGTGATGCTGTCAAGATGGCAGTGGAGCTGTTAGAAAAAGGAGAGTTCGGCGAAGTTTACAATATGGGCAGCGAGGGTGGAAGTACTATCTATGATCTAGCACACACTATCGGAGCACTAATGGGTCATAAGGGCGAAATAACGATTGACGTGGATGAATCTAAGAAACGCCCATGGGAGATCTGGCACCTGCAGTCTGATAATACAAAACTATACTCAGTTATTGATGCTCGACCTGAGGACTCTCTAGAAGATGCTTTGGTGAAGACAATTGATTTTTATGTAGACAACGGCAACAAGTGGGATTTTGAATAATGTCTTACCAAGAACTTGAAAAGGCATACGCTGCCTATATCGGTACCAAAGGATGTGTCACTACTAACACTGGTACTGCAGCTCTTCACGTAGCTTTAGAAGCTTTAGAATTGAATGAGGGCGATGAAGTTATTGTACCTGAGTTTACAATGATAGCTTCTGCTTGGGCTGTAGAGTATGCACGCCTAAAGCCAATTTTTGTTGACTGTGGAGAAGACTTGCTTATCGATGTCGACAAGATAGAAGAGGTAATAACAGAGAGAACTAAAGTTATTATGGTTACGCATGTCTACGGAAGAGTGTGTAACATGTACCGTATAAAACATTTAGCTGAAAAATACAACTTACGCGTAATAGAAGATGCGTGTGAAGCTCAAGGTGCGACATATGGCGAGCAACTAGTTGGAGCTTTCGATATAGGTTGCTTTTCTTTCTACAAGAATAAAATAATTGCAGCTGAAGAGGGAGGAGCTGTAACTTCCAATGATCTTGAGCTGCTAAGGAAAGTGAGAGATCTGAAGAGTATGTCTTTCGGGAGTGAACACAACTATCTGCATGGCAGGATAGGATTCAACTATAGGATGACAGATTCACAAGCTTGCCTTGCTCTCTCTTCTCTGAGAAATGTAGAGGAGAATCTTGAGTACCGTCGATATATTGAGGGATTGTATCGCTCTAAACTACCTGCAAGTACCTTAATGCCTCCGAGGAAAGCAGTTTGGGTGTACGATATAAAACTAGAGAGCGAAGAGTTAAAGGACGAAGTGGTGTCAGTGTTGAATGAAAACGGTTTCCCTGCAAGGCACAGTTTTAAACCAATGTCGATGCAGCCACTATTCTTATCAAATTATAGCGACCTTGCGGCTTTTGAGTACTCTAAGACAGTGTGTTATCTCCCAGTGAGCACAGAAGTTACAAAGGAAGACGCCGAGACCATATCGGCTCTGGTAACAAATATACTCGAAAAAAAACTTAAAAAAAGATTTTCATGATGGTATAATAACAAATAATGAAGCTTCTTGCTTCGAACAGGAGTAGAAAATGAAGGTAAGTGATCAAGCAGTAGGGGCAATTATGATGGCTTTGCAAAAATGTATAGCAGAGCAATGTGATATTGTGCCTCTTTTGAAAGATTTTGATTTTGAACTAGTGGATGATAAGTTGGTTGTGAGTAATCCACCAGTTGTCCAGCAGCATGTTGAGAAGGAAGATAACGGACAACTAGATTTCTTCAAAGAAGAGTAGACGTGCCAAGATACAACTATGAGTGTCTTGAGTGTGGCTGCAATCTACAAGTGACTCACAGGATGAGTGAGCGATTAAGGGAGTGTACTGAGTGCGGCGAAGAAGCACTAGAACGCATCCCTTTTTTGCTAACAGTACCCAAGAAGGTAGAGCAGAAAGTCGGTGTAGAAGTAGAGACGTTTATTAAGACGGCAAGAGAAGAAATAGAAATAGAGAAAGAAAGGCTTAAAGACAGGAAGGTAAGATGACGGCTTATATAGTTTTAGGGGCATTATTAGTGTGTTCCGTAGGAGTGAACGCTCTTTTGATTTGGCACAATCGTAGGCTCATTGGTGACCTAAACTTCATTGAAGAAGAGACTACAGAGCTAGAAGAAACGATTAGGGAGTTTTCTGATCACTTGGAACTGATATATGGATTGGAAACATTTTATGGAGATGAGACTTTAAAGAATCTTCTAAGACACTCTAAAGCAGTGGGAACCTTTATAAAGAAGTTTAAAAACACAACGACCCTGCTGTTTACAGAGGAAGAGTTAGAAGAGGAAGAAGATGACGAAATCTACAACGAAAGTGAAGACGAAGAAAGTGAAGACGAAGGTGTACCAGAGTGGCGCGGCGACAGACATGACTTTGGGTTGGTCAGATGATGGGGGCAAAGTGAAAGTAGAAGAAGTAAAGCGAAAGAAGACAACCTATGCTAAGCGAAAAAAATCGAAAGGGCGTATGTATTTCACGCAAGTGCACCAGGACGCCATTGTTCGATACGCATCTATTGACGATAGAGTGGAAAGAGAACAGTTATATAGGGGGTTTATAGGTCCGACTTTTAACGAAATGGTGGATAAAATTGTCTTTACTTATAAATTCACTTCGCTACCAAACGTTGATGAATATAAGAACGAATGTAAGGTTTGGTTAACAACTATATTAGAAAAATTCGACCCAAATAAAGGCTCAAAGGCTTTCTCGTATTTCAGCGTAATCACTAAAAACTGGTTCCTTCATAAAGTAAAAAAAGTCGCAAAGCAAAACCGCCGTGAAATACTCCACGAAGACATTGTAAAAGAATCAGATTTGCGGAATATTTCGACTGAGAATGATTATGACGCCACACGCGAAGAGCAGGAGTTCTGGCAATCTTTATGGTCAGAAATAGGAAAATGGCGTCAAATAGATCTTAAAGAGAACGAGAAGAAGGTGCTAGAGGCTGTATGTATATTATTGGCTAACCCAGATGACATCGAGATCTTTAATAAGAAAGCTATATACTTATACATAAGAGAAATGACTGACCTCAACACCAAGCAAGTAGTCAGCAATTTGAATAGGATACGAACTAAGTACAAAGCCTTTAAGAAGGAGTGGAACGAAGCAGAGTATGAAATTAAATAGTGCACTATTTATGGAGCGATGAGGGAATTAAAAAGAAATGAAGTTGAAAGAAATCATAGACGTGTCAATCAAGAATATACTAAGCGATAGAGAAGATGCCTCCGAGTTGCTCGGTGATGTTTCTGCGCACATAGGCACTCAGCCTGATCTTCATAGTGAGTATGGAATGGTGGCTGCTAAGTATTTGGAGATAATGCTGAAGTCCAATGAACAGTTGATAAAGCTGCTTGAGCAAGTTCGCAAGGATGGCAGCGGTGATTATGGTGACATGTCGGACGAAGAAAAGGACGACATGTATGATGAAATAGAGAACGACGATATCGATAACGACACTCAAGGTGATGAAGAAGATAAAGGTGATGAGTAGTAAGAGATATAAATATGGTGAATTGAATGCCGCAGGGCACCCGCAGAAGGGAAGGACACTTGACCCTTCCCTTTTTTCTGGTACTGATTCCCTTACAATAGCAGCCCAAGAGACGCGCACGCTACGGTTCATGAAAAAGATGACTGGTGCGCTCAAAGGCGTAGTGATAAAGGTTGAGTCGATTCAAGGGGCAGGCAATAGCTGGATTGGTAGCTTATTTAATGATGATGAAGAAAAGCCAAATATGGTTAAGGTACGCGTCAGGATCCCAGAGATACATGCGAATTTGCCAGATCCTATCGATTATGGACCTGCAGCTCCACCTGCGTTGGTAGCACTATATCCAGTCTTTATAGCAAAAGAAGAGAACCTTAAGGTGCCTGCACCTGGCGAAGTAGTCTGGGTGGACTATGGCGACAGAGAAAACTTTGAAGACCCAGTTTATATTGGTCCTGTGATGAACAAGCAATATGCAGGAGCCTTTAATACACGTTCTGACGCAGCCCCAAAGAGTGTATTGGATTCAGTTATGGGAGGTTTAGGTCTATCAGCTCCAACTGGAGACCCAATTGGTTCCAGCGAAGAAAATGCTCCAGAGAAGCAAGAGCCGGTTACAAGGGCTCGCTACAAGCCAACCGGGAAGATTGGAGGTGCATTAGTGAAATGCACGAACATACAGGATCCGGTTAGAAATGGACCATCTTGCAGTGGATATGGCAGCAGCTCAGGTGACTATCCATTGACTGCACCAAATCCCGGCAAACCAGACGGGGATTTTATTGAATTGGGTGAAGCTCAAATGATATCTTGGGTGAATAGAAATGGCAGAACTAGGCTAGTAAGGGCAGATTTAGAAGCTACGTTAGTTGCTATGGAGAGAGATTTTTTAAAAGAAAATAATCTCCAAGAGGGCGACCTACAACAATATATAAATGATGGCTATAGAAGCTTCGCGAAACAAGCTTGTTATTATGAAAAGTATATAGCGTGTGTAAAAGAATGGAGAAGGCAAGGTTCTCCCGAAGACCAGAGACCATCAGCAGTCGCCACACCTGGACCTGGTAAACATAATGCAGGTGACGCGACTGACTTCAATAGAGGCTATGCCAAGAGGAAAGGCAATGCTTTGTGGAATTGGTTGCGAAAGAATTCAACGAAGTACGGATGGGTATGGGCTGGAAAGAACTTCTCTCCTCAAGAGCCTTGGCATTATGAATTTTCAGAAGAGCTAGCTAAGAAATCAGGTCTAATATAAATGGTTAAGAACAATGTAGACAAGACTGGTTTAACAAAATCAGCTCAAGACAATTTAGAGAAGTCGCCAGATACCATAAAGTCTCACGCACTAGGTGTCGCTGGAGACCCGATTCTCGAACCAGTTCCAAGCTTTATTCGAGCAAAGAACGAGTTGGTGTATGAAGGGCAAAACAATACATGGATAGTACTTGGTAGAGATAGACCTGCTAGTAGGCTATCTGGCTATGGTGGAATAGGAGACACTCAGTGCGGCTCAATAGATATCGTAGTGGGTAGGATGTCATCAATGCCGAGAAGTGAAGTCTATGTCGATCCGGATTTCACTAAAGATGCAGCAAGGATTCATGTAAGTCAGAAGACAGATATAGATAAAAACTTTGGTCTAGCAGAAGGTAAAGTCGGTATATCGAAAGCAAAGTCAGGCATCGGCATCAAGGCTGACGCAGTGAGAATTATCGCGCGAGAAGGGATTAAGTTTGTGACTGGTACTGATGCAATGAATTCACAAGGAGGCGCAGTTGATTCTACTTTTGGAATAGACTTGATAGCCGGTAATCGTGGCGAGTTATTAGAACCTATAGTTAAGGGGGATTCATTGATTGCAGCTATGGATAGAATGACTGCACATATCGAAAGCTTGAGTGGTATTGTGTCTACGTTCTTACAGTCTCAGATGAAATTCAATACAGCTGCTGGTACCCACTTTCACGTTTCTCCATTCTACGGTATCCCGACTACACCATCAGCTGTACTTACTAGTATGGCTACCGAAACCCAGATGAATCAAATGCAGGACTGCATAGTCGGACTACAGAAGTTCAAGGCAAATATTGCATCATACAAAAATACGTACCTAAGAACGACTGGTAAAAAGTATATCAATAGTCGTTATAACAGTGTAAACTAATCATGATAAAAATTTCAAACTTTGTCTTAGACTTAAGCAGCATAAATACCGATACTTCAAAAGTTTCTCGGCTTATGCAAAAATATGCAAACGACCAAAGAGATGCAGGTATGCAGATAACCGGCAAGAGCTTCGTGATCCAAGCAAAGCAGGTTACCGTATTTGTGTCGGACCTAAAATCAGTATTAAAGAGAGAGTCGGAGAAGCAAGGTGAAGATGTTTTCGGGAACACTTATTTTGGGTTAGAAGCCTATTCACATGCGGAGCTGTCTGTAGATCATGAATATAAAAGAATAAACTACATAAGGCTTCTTAAGAAAGACGCACGCGCGCCCGAGCAGCAGCTAAGATATACAGTCTTCGGAATTCAAAACGGATTCGACCCGACGACTTTAAATATTGTTTCTAAAATAGCAGAAATATCATCTCAAATAAAAGAATCGTTCGATGGTACCTCATCGGCACTAAAGTGTGGCGACGAGCCCAGCTTTGACACCAACACATTTAGCAGTAACATCGAAACAGGTGTAGTGTGGAGCGTTTTCGCTTCTACGTATTTTTACCCAAATGCAGATATAGTTCCAACACAAGCTCCGCTACTTCCAGAGGATATGAGAGAAATCTCAAAAAAGTATGACAGGAAGTCAGTTAAGACTTTGGCAGAGCTGGAAGCGGAAGACAGAGAGTTAGCGTCTGCTACTCTTAAACTAAACATCAGCAAAACGCGTTCCGGTGGCTTCGAGTTAAACAATGCTGGTAGTGCAATATTGGCAGACACTGACAAGCTTAAGTCTGAAATCCAAGGAGCGGTCGGAGACCCAGTAGCGATATTAAACAGATGTTATACGGAACTTTTTGACAAATTCAGCTTGGGTTGCTTAATAAAGTCAGCTGCGGAATGTATCGCCCCTCCTCTTACATGTAAGGAAATGCTACGCGGACTACGCGTCGATGGCTTACAAGAGAGGCTTCTTATTGCCTTCCCTAATCAGCCTCGCGTTGTGGAGTTGGTAAATGACGAAATACAAAAAGTGAGAGACGCTAATCCAGGTGAAGAAGTACTAATAGATGATATCTTAGATGGGATAGAAAACTTCGTCGACCTTGAAGCATTATGTGATGTAAGTAAACTGTTCCAAACTGTTGGCGGAGAGATACCCACAATAGACCTTCCAGACGACTTGCCTATAGTTGATCTGTATAGTTCGATTTCTATTGAGATTGAAAATGCAATTTTGGAATCACTAGTAGAATCTATCAAGACGATGATCATCGGCATTCTGGACGACTTGGCTTCTTGCGACAATCTTGATATGTTTGTCGCTGGCGCGCTTCAAGGAAATTACGGTACGAGTGCTAGCACTACAGAAGAACTATCGACGTTGTTTGCGAACGGTGGTTCAACCATCTCTGATGCATTGGGCACCCGTTGGGATGAATTTAAGAATAAAACAGATAATATATTGCAAAATGTCGTCGAGACTCGCCTCTCAAGCAGCGCTTCGTTCTTGGGTGGGTCCATCAACGTTCAAGAAGAGATTACATCCTTAGGTGGTGTTTCCGGTCTCGCTGGAGCACTTGCAGCTGGAGACGTTAGTCTTCTATCTGGTTCCGTACTGGTTGACGGTATGTTGCAGGGTAATTTGGATATCGATAAGCTTTTGACCTTTGAGGGTGCAGGCTCGGATTCCCTCAATCAAATATTAAAAGAAATAGGAAGGTTTGAACTATCTGATGATGGTAAATCCTTCACCCTACAGAGAATATCTGATGACCAGGTTGTTACAATTATAAACACAGCCAGCTCTCAGCCATCTTTGGCTATTGATATTGGCGCTGAAGCTTTAAGTAACATCTTAAGTTCTTTCGTAGAAGATGTAGTATCGATGCTTTCGCCTGGTGAGACATTGGAATTACTAGCTGGTATGCCGACCACAAGAGTATCTGGCTTGGTGCGCGAGATAGGAAGAACGAGACACCCAGAGATCGACAACTTGGGAGATACTGTCAACTTGATGGGTGTTCTTGGAGAAACTACTGGACTAAACACACTAAGAGATCAAGTTATATTGTTGTCAGGCAACGACAATCAGAGGGATATACCGCGCAAGTATTGCCCAGAAGACGACGAAAGAATTCGCCTTAGGGGTGAAATATTAGTAAACGGCGGGCTTAGCGAAGAAGATGCGAAGGCTAAGATAGACGAGATTGTCAATACCAGGAGAGATAGGTTCAATGAGTTAGGTACGATACTAGCAAAAGGCGGCGACTTCACGCCGGATGATATATTAAACAACATAAGATGCGGCACAGGCAAACAACCTGATGGTTCAAGACCAGATGTTATTGCAGATCAATTGACATCGACAGTCAATGTTATGTTTGATCCTATTAAGATGTCTTTTGACAGAGAAGTGCCAAAACTAGTCGACGCCATTTCATCATTTAGAAAGAAAAAGAAAAAGATTGCAAGAACGGTAAGCGCAGACAATGACTTTCCGATATTCAGCGAGACAGCTGGAAGTTCACCTCTTTCCTCTTTCACTGATTTTATCGGTGGATTGACTGATTTTAGCATTGCTTCCGAAAAGAAAGTAAATCCAGAATTCAGAAGGCTTGTGAATGAGGGCTTTATTCCCCTTAAGGAAGACGGAACTGCAGACGGAACAGAAGCTGGCGACTCCTCAGTTACTCCTAGTTTCCCTTATACAGACGGCGGACCAATTGAAGTAGATGATGTTGTTCGAGAAACAGCTGGTCTCTTCAAGAGTGGTATAAAAATCAATCAGAATAATGTAACGCTGACGGTGGATGATGAGAAGTTTTCCCTAGACATCATAGGTGATCTGAAAACTTCTAGTCCTGTAGATGATTATATTTCAGTGAAGCAGCCACCCCAACGCTGGCTCATGAACTACTCAGAGAATGGTACAAAGTATGATTTGAGAATAAACAGTGCTGGAAATATACCATCTAAATTATATGGAAGTGTACCATTCTTTGAGAACTACAAATTTTCACATGAATTCAGAGAAGACCTACAGCCAGATATCAGAGAGAGATTGGATGAATTGACTGAAAATTCCGATGTTGTCGCGACACGAAAGAAAGTGTTTTCGTTGTTGTTGTCTGATAAAGTTAAAAGTGCGCTGCAGATCGGCGAAGATAGACAGTTGTTGATTGAGAGCGCGTATTCTAACGAATACGATACATTCGTTAAAGATTTTTTGCATGACGCAAGTCAAACATTTTCGCGAAATAGGTTATTGAAGAAAGTACCCAACAAGAGTTTGAAAAATTTGGGGGCAAATATGAATATTTCCGCTCAAGACGACGCAACTCAACTTATAGTGCTGAACTTAATAAGTTTTTCACCTACTCCTACTGCCGAGCAACAAGCTTGTAAAGCAGATCCACACTTGTTGGATTTGGACTTTATAAAAGATTTGGTGAAAGAACAGTTCGAACAGGAGTGTGAAGAAGGAGAATCAAATCCTGCTGGCTCAAAGGCTACAAGAAAGCCTATTAATTCGGCAGGATTCACCGGCATTATTTTGACACTAGTGCGCTTGTATGTCGTAGAATACGTTTTTCGTTCTTTGTTTGTCTTTGACGAGTTCGGATATTCAGAAAGCTTCGCCGACGATGCACTATTGAACGACTATATATCATTTCGTATAAGGGAAGATATAGGGCGACTTGGGTTCTGGGAAGATTTTGAGAGAGAGCTATTGGTAGCTTACGAAAAGCTTCGTGCAGACGGAGCAATTGTGTTGCCGACAGTTTCAGCGGAAAGCCCAGAAAGTTCAGCATTAATTGATACACAGGGCGCCTCGACAGACTCTACTTATGAGAGTGAAACGCGAGCTACTGTAATTACTGGGCTACCGCCACAATTAAAAAACATCGTTAAAGTTACTCTTAAGTCTGTGCTACGTAAGATGTCAACGCTAGTTGGGAGCAATAGTTCTACAGAAGTTAGTCTGGAGCGCTCGTTCCTGAATTCTCTCAATGTGAAAGAAACTTACTCTAATTTTTCTGAGGGTGAGGCTAGTTCGAATAATCAAAGGTTCTTAGGAGAAGATACAACTAAAGGTCGGTTTGTCCTAGAGCGCTACATTCGTGTGCCTAGAGCATCACAAATTGATATAAGGCGAATGCAGTCGTCTCCATTTTTAAGAGATGTAGTGAGCCTGAATAATCTGGATGAGCTTTTGGTATCTATTGAGAAGGAGCCAACTTTATCTTCATGGAAAGTGTCGGATGTGTTCGGCGCAGGCTGGAAGGCTGGCATGAGGCTAGTTTATGTATCGGCTGATTTCGGCGGAGAAGTGACGGATATATCATCTAATAATCCGTTCTATAAAAAGATGAACTTAGGTGGACCTAAGGACTTGGACTCGGATATAGTTGATAAAGAAAAGTCTTTTTATTTTACAGAAAAGATGATGAATGTGGCACCGCTAGATCCGTTTGATCCAACAAATACAACTGAGGATAAATACAAGCAATTAAACTCTGTTGTAATCGCATCTAGTGAAATAGAAATGTCGGGACTTGGCACATTAAAGGAAGTTGCTGGTACAATCAAAGATACTTTCGAGAGGAATTATCAACAGATCTTAACAGAAGAACTGGTAAAGGATAAAGACTACAGATTGTTAATGAAGCATAGTCTCTTTGTTGAGAGGTTGACATCTTTGATGGTTATTCATAGCAGTTTCGCAGTTAATAGCGAGGAAATGAAATTCCTTTTCGAGGGTACAAAGTTGGAAATGCGCAAGTTGTTTGAAACGTTAAACAATTTAGGCAACTACATGTTCAGGTCCGATCTGGGCGCTACTAAAAATGCAACCGAATACCAAACTCAGTTCAATAGAATTGGTCATCCAGCTGGACCTTCTGGACCAGATGCACTTTATATGGCAGCTATAACTCCTATACTAATTTTCCGGGGCATAGCAGAGTTGTTAGACCCGAACGTCGCCATCTCACAAAAGATAATTACTGCAGCTGCAGCTGGGTATTTTGCGCCAAAACTAGAACGAGCACAAGGAGAAATCTCTATTGAAGGAAGTAGCAACGTCCTTAACTTCCCTGAAGAGGCAATAGCAACTACTAACATCTTCTCTCAGGATGCTACCACAGGCAAGCTTATGGTTAAGCCTGAAGCTGTTGAAGAGACTACAGAAGAGACTACAGCGGCAGATGGTACGATCACCACGACTGTAAGAAGGCAAATTAAGGAGGGTCTGCTTCCAGGCGCGCCTATAACTGCATTTACAAAGGTAATGGAAGTGGAGCTTAATGACGACGGAACACCAGTCCTCGACACTAACAACCAACCAGTTGTAAAGACTGATGCGAGTGGAGATGTGATCATCAAATCTGGTCTCGGAGTGAAGGGAATAAGGATTCCAGGAGGTCAGCCAAGCGCACTAGATGCCGCAGCTGCTGTTGGTGGCGTATTGGAGAAAGTAAGCTTCGGTACACTGGGTCTTGGTGATATAAACCCAGCATTCGATATTGTTGATTCTGTGCCAGTGTACCCAGGCGAATCTATTAACTTGCCGTTCAATATTGTGTCTCCAGCACTATTGCCGGTCAATGTTTTCGGTCTTTCAATACCATTTACTTTCTGTGGACCTCCTGTGAACTATTCTTTAGGTGCACCACATTTGATGTATCTTGAGCCACTACTTTATCAGATGCCATACTTCCAGTCTATTTATGCTAAGTCTGATGTCTCTGAAGATATCAAGAAAGAATATAATATTAACTTGTCTGGTAAAGAGAAGTTTGTGTGTGTAGATGATAAAAAAGAAAGCGAATGATATTTATCATGCAGAGGGGAGACTAAATGGCAACAGGATTAACACCAGCATTACCCCTTAGCGTGGGCGACGAAGGAGATTTTGCACTAATCAAAGACTATGCTGGTTTGGTAAAGCAGAATTTAAAGAACCTTCTTTTGACAGTTCCGGGAGAAAGACCGATGGATTCTAACTTTGGAGTAGGAATTCAGCGTTTTTTGTTTGAGCCAAGTCTTGACGAGGTCTACGGCGAAATGGAAGATACTATTTCTTTACAAGTGAGCGAATACCTGCCTTTCGTAGAACTTCTGGACATAGATGTGACACCGGATGAAGACAATGAACAGATGGTTGGTGTGCGTGTATACTATGTAATAACACCACTAGATTTAGAAGACATGCTCGTACTTTCGTTGGAAGGTATGAGTTAGTGAAGGGGTGAATGATAAATGAGTAAAAATAATGTACCAATACGCTATAGTTCTCGTGACTTTGCTTCTATAAAGGCAGATTTGGTAGCGCATGCTAAGCGCTATTACCCGGACACTTTTAAAGACTTCAATGAAGCTGGTTTCGGTGCCCTGATGATGGATGCGGTAGCTTACATAGGCGACCAATTGTCGTTCATGACTGATTACCAAGCTAATGAGTCTTTCTTGACGACTGCTAGCGAATTTGACAACATCAATAAGCTAGCAAGACAGATGGGCTATAGAGCAAGAGAGAATCCCTCATCTTATGGTGTTGCGACATTTTTTATAATGGTGCCTTCTAATACGAATGGCTTGGGACCAGACCCTCGCTACATACCAGTCTTAAAGAAAGGTAGCGTGATTGCCGCACGAAACGGAAACGACTTTACTCTTACAGAAGATGTAATTTTTAGCGGCACAGATAATGAAGTAGTTGTGGCTCAAGTGGATGACGGCACTGGGTTACCAACATCGTACGCCATTAGAGGTTATGGGAGAGTGGTTTCGGGAAGAAACGAAGAAACTTTTATTACCGTAGGAGCTTTCAGTAGATTCCTTAAGGTGCCTCTAGAGATCTCAAACGTTGCTGAAGTGTTAAGCGTCGAGGACGATGAAGGACACGAATATTATGAAGTAGATTATCTTTCTCAGGATGTAGTGTATAGACCGGTTGCTAACAGAACACAGACAGCTCAGGATGCCCAGGCTCTTTTGAGACCATTCACTGTCCCGCGTAGGTTCGTTGTAGAACGAGATAGACGTAGTGTGTTGTTACAGTTCGGACACGGCTCAGATTCAGCAGATGTCACTGCTGACAAGATCGCGGACCCAAGCAATGTTGTGTTACGGCAACATGGGAAGGCTTATATATCCGACACTTCTTTTGATCCAACGAATTTAATATATACAGACAAGTTCGGTATCGTTCCAACTGATACCACCTTGCGTGTAGTGGCGAGAGTAAACACAACAGATAACGTGAATGCTGGAGTAGACACCCTCACTACTGTTGTTTCGCCTATTTTAGAGTTCTCAGATAATGCGAACCTCGATAACTCTTCTATTACGTTTGTCAGGAATTCACTAGAGTCCACCAATGAAGAAGCGATAATTGGTGACGTTAGTACTCCTACAGTCGAAGAGCTAAAGGCACGTGTTTTCAATTCTTTTTCTTCACAAAATAGAGCTGTTACAAGGGAGGACTATATTGCCTTGATATATCAAATGCCACCAGTATATGGCTCCATTAAAAGGGTTAATGTGGTAAGAGATAGTGATTCTTTCAAAAGAAACCTGAATGTGTATCTAATCTCGGAAAACCAAGATGGAAAGATGGTAGTGACCAACAGCACCATCAAAGAGAACCTTAAGGTGTGGCTGAATAAGAACAGAATGGTGAATGATACTATTGACATACTTGATGCCAAGTTGATTAATTTTGCAATAGATTATGAGGTTATTGGGGATAGAGAAAAGGATAAATTCGACATCCTTACAGAATGCTCTCGTGCGCTTCAGCTGGAGTTCTCCAGGACTAGAGACATAGGAGAAGCATTTTTTATAACAGATATCCATACAACTCTAAAAGAAGTTGATGGAGTGGTCGACGTTACTTATGTGAAGGTAAAGATAAAGACTGGGGGATTATATTCTGACATTAAGTTTAATATAGATGAAAACACATCAGCTGATGGAAGATTTATAGAAATGCCAGTCAACGCGGTCTTTGAGATAAAATTCCCGGACAACGACATTCGCGGCTCGATCAAATAGGAGGATAAGTAATGGCAATTAAACGATGGATCGCAAGCAAAGATACTACGATTACGAATGCATTTTTTGAGAATCTAACAACACGTGCTAGAAATTCAAATATGGGAGCTTCAGATGTAGTTGAAGTGTTTTCTATATATGCACAAGCATCGTCTGCATCGGTAGAATTATCGCGAGCATTGATGGAATTTCCTATAGAACAGGTGACCGCTGCACGAACAGCTGCAGAAATACCAGCTAGTGGCAGTGTATCATATTTTATTAAATTATCAAACACACCTCATTCTTTTACGACGCCGAATACTTTCTATCTAACTGTACAACCAGTGTCACGTTCTTGGACGGAAGGCAGCGGTCTTGACATGGAAAGCTATTCCGACCTTGGAGTCGCAAGTTGGTATTCCGCTTCAGCAACAACCGCATGGACAACAGAAGGTGGGGACTATCACGCATCCCCAACATACAATAGTTATTTCGATACAGGTGTTGAGGACCTTGAGTTGGAGATAACCGATCTGGTAGAAGAATGGATTGCGGGAACTAAAAGCAATAACGGGATTGGGATACAATTAAGTTCAAGTTTGGAAAGTGCCGAACGTTCGTATTATACAAAAAAGCTGTTTGGTAGAGGAAGTGAGTTTTTCTTTAAAAGACCGTTTTTGGAAGCAAGATGGGATAGCTCTATAAAGGATGATAGAGAGAACTTCTATATCAGTAGCTCTCTATTACCTGCAGAACAAAACTTAAATAAATTATATCTGTACAATCGATTCAAGGGCAGCCTCTACAACATACCAGCAGCTGGAACGGGCTCGATATACGTTAGTCTTTATAGCTCATCAGCAGGTAGTCCTACAGGTAGTGCACTGACTCTATACAATGGAGTTTCTTCGGTTACTGGGACATATGTCAGTACGGGAATATATTCAGCCTCCTTGGCTGTTAACTCAACAGTTACTACCGTACAGGATGTGTGGCACAACAACGCTGGCACGCAATACTTTACTGGCAGCGCTTTCGAGATCAAGCCTCACAGTAACCTGGATGACTACAAACTTGATGATTATGTTATCAATGTCACGAATATGAAACCTATTTACTCCAACACAGAAGTTGCGAGGTTCAGGGTCTTTGCAAGACCAAAGGATTGGCAGCCAACAATATACACTGTTGCACTTAACGATATTGAAACAACTCCAGTAGAAAATGCATATTATAAGATACTTAGGGTTGTTGATGATTACAGTGTTATTCCATATGGAACAGGAAGTAGCAACCATACACTGACTTCGTATGACAAAGAAGGCAATTATTTTGATCTTGACATGTCTATGCTCGAAACAGGGTATTCCTATGCAATAAAATTTACTTTCCTGCAGGAAGGCGAGTACAGAGAACAACGGGAATCTTTCAAATTCCGTATAGAGTAAGGGGGTGAACCGTGTCGATTAAGAATCTTTTTAAAAAATCAAACAAAGTCGTATCATCAACGTCAGTTGAGGCTTTGGGTTCTGAAGTCGAATCTAGCGATTATGTAAGGGCTAATCTCGATGATCGCACCAGGTTTATACCAGATGTCGATTTCACATCAGCTTCCAACTTTGCTAAGTTCGGCTCAGCTGAAAAGTATTACGAAGATGCTATTGACAATATCATAAAGACTTATCCTTATGATGGTTCTCTATTCGAGAAGCTCCAATGGCAAAATAGCAGCTCTCACTTTCAGAACTACTTCTTCGAAAACGAATACCCTCGTACAAATGGATACATCAAGCTTGGCGAGTCATACGGCTCTCTAGTCACTTCTAGTGATGGCTATGGAAATCCAACTACTAAAGAGTACATTTCGTTTAAGGGCGGCATGAATCTTGTTACTGGTTCCAGTTCAAAGCTTTCGGAACTTTTCAAGACATCCAACAAGTACGATCCGGATACCAATAGAGAATACAACCTTGAATTCGGTGGTGCCAGTGGCGCAACAGTAGAGTTTTATCTTAAGAAGCCAAATACATCGGGCTCAAGCAAGCAAGTAGTGTTTGATTTGTGGAATTCTGCGTCTTTTGCGTCTGATCAGTATGGCAGACTCAGAGTAGAATTGCATCCTGGCGTATCAGGGGAAGAAAATAAATTTTACATTGAAGTGTCCTCTGGGTCATCAGGAATCTTTGAGACTTCACTGGGTGCCAATATAGATATTACTGGTTCTGGGTTTCAACACTATGCACTAAGTATGGTCAATACAGGTTCTGCTTTGTCGCTTAAGCTCTACAAGGGCGGCACATTGAATGACAGTTCTGTTACCGGTTCATCCATTGGTCTCGTAACTGGCAGCCTTAGAGGTACCTTGGGCGCTCTTGTAGCTCCTGTCTCGGGCGCAGTAGGCGATATAGGTTGGGGTAAATTATCTGGCTCACTGGACGAATTTCGCTACTGGAAAGTAGAAAGAAGCGATAAAGACATAAGCAGGAATTGGTTTACTCAAGTGGGTGGTGGGTCGAATACTGATGACTCCAACACGCAACTTGGTGTTTATTATAAGTTTAATGAAGGTGTTATAGATACAGCTGCAGCATATAGCTTAGACGCAAAGGTTCTTGATTATTCCGGGCGAGTTACGAACGGTACCTGGCAGGGATATGCAGTGGGCTCAAGAGTAACAAGCTCTGCAATAGTGGAATCTTCGGCGTCATTAAGCGAGTTTATGGATCCGATAATTTACTCAAATCACCCTTCTGTGGTGGCTTTGAAAGCCGCCCGACTTGCCGATGGCTCTTTGCATGATGACGGAAACAATGCGTCTCTTATCAATAGTTTTCCAAATTGGATCCTGGAAGAAGACAATGGTTCTCTTTCAAACCTTACACAAATTTTGTCAGAATATTTTGATGATTTGTATTTGAAACTACAGGCTTTGCCTCGTATCAAAGACAACGTCTATCGTTCAGGTAAACCGCTTCCTTTTGCTTCTAGGTTGCTAGAGTCTATAGGGTTTACGGCACCAGAGTTGTTCACTGACATCACTTCGCTTGAGTCGATTTTATCGAGGGATGAAACGAAAAATTATGAAGAAAAAGTCCATGATATTCGAAACCAGATTTATCAAAATATATATAATAATATTGTCTATATTTATCGCTCTAAAGGTACAGAGAAATCGATAAGAAATCTAATACGATGCTTTGGTGTAGATGATGAAATAATAAATTTAAATATGTATGCTGATGGTGTAACGTATTTTTATGATGATAGATATCGCTACACTACTGTTCGCAAGAAATATGTTGATTTCAATGATACTGATAGGTTCGACAGTACAGTTTACCAGATGACTTCAAGTGCTGCAGATTCTGTGTCGTTTGTTTCTGGTAATGTAGCTGCAGGGCAAACCGGCACAACCTTTGAGGTAGAGTGCTTGTTTCCAAAGAAATTTGAGAAAGGATCTGCACTGTTCTTTAGGACCGACTTTGTTTCTGCATCTTTGTTTGGTATGCATGAGGCTGATCCAGCCTCACCAGGCGATACAACTTGGTACGGTTCTGACAGAGCCAATATGAGTGTGTATGCAGTTAGACCAGAAGAAGAATCGAAAGATGCCTATTTTGTGCTATCTTCCTCATACTTTGCGACACAAATCACTAGTAGTGTTTATAGAGATGTTTATGAGAATGAGAAATGGAATTTTGCTGTTAAAATACATCAAGAGAAGTTCCCTCTATCTGATGGATTAAATGGTACTGGAGTCGGCGACTATAAGATAGAATTCCAGGGGGTAAATGCGGTACTCGACACCATACAAAACGAATTTTCTTTAAGTGCTAGTGTGTCGCAAGCTCTAGGCGAAGGTCATATGACTGCAGCCAAGAGAATATATGTTGGAGCCCACAGGACAAACTTTACAGGTTCGCTTGTAGTTGGTATAGGAAATACTGATGAGTTTTCAGATGCTAAAGTTTCATCAGTACGATATTGGTTAAGTGATGTCCAGACAGAAGTATTAAAAGAACATGCGAAAGATGCTCTCAATTTTGGTGCTCAAAATCCAGCAGGAAACATCGATAGCTTCACGCATGCAGTATTAGGTGGCACTTATGTGCCACAAATGAAAACACTCGCTTTACACTGGGATTTTGAAACAGTGACGGGGTCAGACAATGGCAGCGGACTGGCTCCTTTGAACTCCTCAGATGCTTCGTTTGCAGTCGAAGATATTACCTCTGGGTCATCAGACTTAGGTAACTATGGTTGGATTGGGCGCGCCTCACAACGCCGCCACACAGGCAAGGGCGACTTCTTTTTGAGAAATAGCGCAGACGTAGTACAGCGCGAATACATTTATAGTGCCGAACATAGGTTACCAGAGACTCTTAATAACGACGATTTGATCGAGATATTGTCTCAAGATGATGAGTTATTTACACGAGACTCGAAGCCAGTGAATCACTTCTTTGTATTAGAGAAGAGCATGAATCAGACTATATCAAGAGAGATGCTCAAGTTCTTTGGTACAGTAAAAACGTTTAATAACTTTGTTGGAAGCCCAACTGATCGCTATAGTATGGAATATAAGACACTCAGGAGCATGAGAGGTCTATTCTTTCAGCAAATTGAAAATACACCTGACTTCGAGAAATACACAGAATTTTATCGTTGGATCGATGATGCCATTAATCAAATGGTTGCACAATTGATACCGGCTTCGGCAAACTTCTCTTCTAACGAATTGAGTAATGTGATTGAGAGTCATATTTTAGAAAGAAATAAGTATTGGAACAAACTTCCGACCTTAGAGCTTAAACAAGACATTCCTGTTGGACCTGCGAAGTCTATTGGGGAACTTAAGTATAACTGGCGCTATGGGCATGCTCCGCTCTCCTTAGCGCAAGATGAGCATTGCTTGTGGTGGCGCACTAGGGCAGAGCGAAATGACAAGACAGGAATAGACTTAAATGAAGCAAGACAAAAAATATTGGATGCATCGTTACAAGTGCTTAATAGATCGTTCAGTACCGTGTATAATGTAAAGGCAGACGCGGTAACCATTATGGATAATGCCAAGCCAAGCAACTCTTACACCAAACAAGTAATCAACAAATTTGGAAGTGGGAGGTATTTAGTAATCGAAGCAGGAGATATCTCACTACTACCTGATTGTGAAGATGAATAAAATATGTCAACAGAAACAGATTTGAAAAGCAAACTTCCGTTTGCACTCTATAGTTCGTCGGTTAACACTGGTTATGCGGCAACGCTATCAGCTTCATTTGGAGCTGGCTATAATATAACCAATTATCATCAGGATTCTTACGGAACTCTTGAGAATGAGCCAATGCAGGGACCTTTCACAGAAACACATGTTGGTGGAAACCAACATAGGCATGCTCCTCTGAATGATGGTACTGACGGCACACTAAACCGCGCTGAACTGTTTCATATAAATCTGGCAGAAGCCGGACAAATGAGGTTATTTGGTCCTGACACTTTTGATACTTTAGCTCCACGTGCCTCTCTTTTGAGAGGAAACACAGCTAAATCTCCAATAAATATTGCAAACATTCAGACAACAACCGGTTCGTCTGTTCATGGCAATTACAAAAACAACTATGAAGTGGTGCAGACTTCTGGAAGAACCATAAACAATAGGTTCTTTGTGGAAAGCGAAGGTATCTCAGACGCCCTAATTACTCAATATGTTACCGGTGCACAAGTAGATAGAACTCTTCCAGTTAGAACTAGCGGAAAGACTGTCTTTGTTGAACGATTTAATGCGCCTGGTGGAACTGATGTTAGTTCTCGCGGTGCTCTCGATCCAGCTGCTGAAGAGTATGCTCCAAACAATGCATTACCATACAGAAACACCAAGGTTAGGCAGGGCTACCAAACACAATTGACTTCCCATACTCGACAATTTGGCTCAAGCTCGGTTGCTGGTGTCCCAAATTATCATAAAGTTCCAAGAAACACCCTTAAGAGAATGACGGGCTCAGGGCGGTCAGAAGCGTTCGACAACTATCATGTCCAACATGAGATACCTCGAAACGATCTAAATTATGCTTGGATATCTTCGTCTGCGATAACAACGGCTTATGCGCTGGGTGGTCACCAACGCGCTGGTGCATATAGCAATCGCGGCGGGGCATTTACAGACATTGCTTTCTCAACAGGTAGCCTTGTGTTGTCTGGTACTACCGAACTGTTTGTCGACCACTTAGGTATAAGCTCTGCAGAGAAAGATTACTTCGACATAAACACATCTACAAATACTTTTGCTAGAGATAGAAATGTATATAAAATTGACGGAAGGTTTTATGCGGCTGGATTCACTGACGACGTCGATTCAACCTATGGCATCGACTTAGGTTCTTGTTTGGATCGATGGAATAACATTATCGGGACTGAAGGTACATTAAAAGCCTCTCTTTGCGGCTGGTTTAATCATACATCATTCAGGGGAAATACTTTCACCACCGAGCGGGAAAGGTTGTTTGAATTCGGAAACTTTTCACTATCTCTTTCCGGTTCAGGCGGCGCAAACCATTTGCAGGTCTTATCAGCTTATGATGGCACTGCCGGTGTGTATAGTACGTCGGGCTCAACACCTGGCATAGAATTTAATAGGTGGCACTTTATTGCGCTGACGTACGACATGAGAGCAGCTGGGACGACACCATCGCTCTACATTGATGGTTTGCCAATATCAGTTGCAGTGCATACTGCATCCGTCGGCTCTCTG